ATTCTGGATAACAGTTGCCGCAGTATTGGCATCACTTGGTACAACAGTTGGCGGTATCATTTCGGGTAACGAAACCCTTGCTATTGTTGCATCTATTTGTACCGCTTTAAGTGCCGCTATATATGCCGGTGCTGAAGCCTACGTTGACGGTAAAGCCGTTGAGAAAAGGGTTGACATTGATATCGACAAAAGTGAGGACGCATGAGAGCCATATCGGTCATGGTAGGGTTATTTGTTCTATTTACCTTATCCATGAACATACTACGGCATATATTCACAGATTATAGATAATTCGTTTTAATTCATTTTAAGACGAATTAAATGCGAGTTAAAACGAGTTAAAATCGAGTTAAAACAGACTTGCCCGCGTGGTACGGAGTGCAGATGCGTAGAATATACCACACTTGTATGAACCCACGAAGCCTCTTAACAATGCGTAACATCGTGGGTGTTTTTGAAGTGAAAGCCCTATCGCTCTACATCCCATTTAGTAACCCCGTATACACATAGTTTTCTACTTCATTTCTTGCGGTGGGGCTTTTACATATATGAAACTATTATTCAGCTTAACGATCATATTGATATTCGTATTCTGTATAGGAGACAGACCATGACGGCACAGGAGCTTGTCAACATAGCAAAGAACGAGGTCGGATGCAAAGAGAATCCGGCAAATAGTAACAACGTTAAATACAATACCTGGTATTATGGGAAAGCGGTATCGGGTGCAGCTTATCCCTGGTGCGCTGCCTTTGTGTCATGGTGTTTCAAATCCGCACAAGGTCTCTGTCCGAAAACGGCATCTTGTTTGACTATGCTCCAATGGTTTGAGGGTAAAGGACAGACCGTCACAGATCCGAGACCGGGGGATATCGTCTTTTTTCATTACTCGACCAATGCCAGACGGACAAACCATGTCGGCATCGTGATCGGAGTCGAGGGCAAGATCATACGGACCGTTGAGGGGAACACTTCCGTAACCTCAAACGACAACGGAGGCTCTGTTATGGAACGGATGCGGAACAAGAACATAGTCGCGTATGCTCGTCCGAAATACTCCGGGGCCGTTAAGAAGTCCAATGAGGAGATCGCTCTGGAAGTCATAAACGGAGAATGGGGTACGGGTGTAGTCCGCAGACAGAGGTTGACACAGGCCGGATATGATTATACGATGGTCCAGAAGATAGTTAATCAGGTCCTTGCAGCGCGATAGAGAGTCCAAATCTCGCATTCGTTTTGAGCTCTAAAATCGTTTGCCAATTCGTGGCAAAACAAATGTCGGCGATACCGACAAACCGCGTAAATACGTTGTCACAGTTTGGCAAAAATAAAGCCTTGAAAAATTACGGAATGCCGTAAAATCAAGGCTTCTAGGCTCTTTTATATGTATAGTTCAAGTCTCTCTCTCGCTACTTCTAAACCCTAGTAAAATCAATACTTTCCACGATTCGATGGCAAAAAATTGGCAAATCAGCCGAGAATTGAATCAGATATGCGTTTTGCAGATTCCTTATAGGATTCGTCAAGAGATTCTCTGTAAATTCTTTTAAATACGAAATCAGACTTCCATCCGCCCATCTTCATTATGTCCGCCTCTGGTATGTTCAGAGTGCTTGCGTAGGATGCGAAGTAGCTCCGCAGATCATGGAAACGGAAACGCGGGATGCCGAGTTCGTCCGTTACCTTATGCAGATGGTCGTTCAGTTTTTGCGGAGACAGGTTAAAAATATAACCCCGGTCCCTTATCTCGTCAGCCAAAGAATCAGGAATTATGATCGTTCTATTGGATTCCTCTGTCTTGGGTGTTTCTTTGACTATCCACTTCTTGTTATATACCATAGTCTTGTTGATATGCAGCTCGTTTCCGTCCAGATCGGACAGGGTAAGAGCGCAAATCTCGCCTCGTCTCAAGGATAAAATCCCTAGTTGAATACATACATTGAGCGCAGTTCCTTCTGTCGCATTCAGAATAGCCTTTATCTGCTCCGTATTCGGTCGAAATCGGGGCTTAACATCGTTGCGCGGTAAAGAAGTCCTTAACACAAATTGAGGTCTGTAAACGCTTAATACGGACGAAATAAAGCCATGCAGAGACCGAACAGATTTCGGAGCATGATCCGTAGCATAGCGGTTAATCTCGCGTTGGATGTCTGTTTGGGTTATGCAATAGATATCCTTATCGAGCAGATTACTTCCGATAATATTTTTAAAGTTATTATATGTCCTGATCGAGCTCGGAGACAGGATAGATTCCCTAGTGGATATGTAGTCCGCTATACAATGCCGGAGTGTGTCCTTTTTTCCGTTGTCGGTCATGCGTTCAGCCAGCCGGAGTGTTATCTCGCGTTCTGACGGTTTATGGTCGAATGTGATATAAATCCGTTCTCCGTTGACCATCTTACGGTATCTGTATGAGCCGGATGAGAGTTTTTCGAGTTTCATGCGTTCTTATTCCTTGCGTCTAATATTTTCTGTGATACTTTCCGTGTTGTCCGTGCTGCGAATGCCGGGTTAATCTGGGGGATCTCGGATGCGGATAAGACGGGCTGACCATTTGTAGCTTTGTAATATGCCAATAATCTATTGATAGAATCTTTTGTTCCTTGATCGGCCTTGTGGTACAACTCTATCAATATCTTATCTTCCTCTGTAAAGACATCGTTATATTGGATATTTTCTACCAAGTGCGCTTTGGGAATTCCGAAATATCCTGCCATTTTTTCTATTGCGTCAATTCTTGGATACGTCTTTGCATTTACCCAGTCGGAAAAGGTGTTCTGTTTAAAGCCTAATGTGTTACAAATCTCTGTTGCATTGACTCCCATCTTATCCATATTATCTAAAATATTCCTTGCCATTATCTCTTTATTATCTGTCATAGTAAAAACCTCCTTTACTTGTATTATCGGACTAAACGAAAAAAAATTCAAGAAAGACGAAAAAATATCTTGACAATATCGGTTTAACCGAATATCATGTACTACATAGGGTATCGGTTTAACCGATGGTCACTACATTTAGACCGAAGAAAGGAGGAGCAGTAATGGCATTGACATTAAAGGCATTGAGAATAAATGCCGGGTTGGATCAAAAGACCGCAGCCGAAAGGCTGAACATCACTCCCGAAACATTAAGTAACTGGGAGAGGGCAAAAAGTTTTCCGACAGTTCCGCAGATATCCAAGATCGAGGCTCTGTACAATACCACTTATAACGAGATAAATTTTTTACCCACAAATATCGGTTTAACCGAAGGAGAGTGAGAATGAATGAAACTAGGAATCACAGACGAACAGAAACAGATCAACGACATAGCCGAACGGATCATCGGCAGACGGCACAGGCTGAAGCTAACACAGGAGCAGATGGCAAAGCAGATCGGGAAAGCACGGAACACCTATTCAGATATGGAAAAGAAACCCGGACGCATAGCACTAGAGGATCTGATCGCCATACTGCACGAACTAGGGCTCGATATGTGTATCACAGAGCAACAGACCATGTAAGCGGATTCTGGTACGCACTCGCCACATTCGATCTGATACTCGGAATCATCCTGTTATGGTGCGTTGTGCTGACGGACACAAGACCACTTGAGGCACCGACATTGAGAATCGAGCACATATACAAAGTGCCTGTGTACGACTCCGGGGAACATAAGGAAGAACTCGACACAGAGACATTGTTGGATGAATCAAAGGTCTATATGTTAGCGCATCTGATCGGTGGAGAGGCCGGAGCGGATTGGTGTTCGGATGAATTGCAGCTCGCAGTCGGGAGTGTGGTCCTTAACAGAATCGCATCAGACAAGTTCCCGAACGATATGGAATCGGTAATATTCCAACAAGGTCAGTATTCAGTCACATGGAACGGAGCATATTACAAGGAACCAACAGAGCGAACAGTCGAAAATGCGAAGTATCTGCTGCTGAACGGACCGACTATTCCAGAGGATGTGATCTTCCAGGCTAATTTTTCGCAGGGCAAACATTATAAGACCATCCAGGGTGTTCACTTTGGACGGTAGGAAGGAGAGAAAGCATGAGAGGTAGAGAACTAAAGTTTTTGGTCAAGGTGTTGTTTTCCATCATAGACGAGCTGAACAGGCTGCTTACGGATAACGACTTTGACACAGAAGAAGATCGGCTTGAGACATATCACTTCACAAAGAATGCCGAAGTCTTTTACACCTACATCAACACAAAAGATAAGGAGACAGTATGAGAAAGCGAATGG